TCCTTCTGAGCTATTAGTAATGTGTTTATATGCTCGTAGAGGGGGTATTGATATTAATCCTGTAAGAGCTTCAAGTCAAGATCTTATTGAGAAGTATGCTGCTAATCTAATTGACCCAGAAGCAGTTCATATTAAAACTTCTAAGCAATAATGGATATAATAATGTTATGGGGTGCAATTTTATGCATTATATTATACTCATGGTATATATCAACGCTATAGACAAAATGAGACCTGGCCCATAATTATGAACCAGATCTCAAGATAATTATAACTTATACTAAGATTAGTCGTTATGCAAAGTACACCGAGTTTGTACCTGGTGTAAATGCTTGACCGAGTCCAGTACAGATGATAACGTGGTAGTAGAGATTTGCTCCGAAGATATTGTCTACGACACCGTAACGTGTTAGCAAGCCAACGCGTGGTGCGAAGTCATTAGGACCAATTGTTCTCTGAACCATAACTGGAATGTATGGACAGTAGATGATACCAGTGTCATAAAACTCTGGACCCTTGTAACCAAGCAACGCATACTCAACAGCATCCTTAGAAGGATTAGAAAGAGTGTTACCAATCTTTTGACCTTCTGTACGAGTGTCTCTGTATACATTGAAACGACCACCAAGATTACCGATCTTAGCAACACCAACAGGTTGTGTATTAACATTACCTTGGACTGGTACCCACTGGAATTCAGGGAGCATTTCCATGATAGCGCAAACACGAGGTGTAGCTACGATGAAGTTAGCAGCACCACGGCGATTTCTCACTGCGATACGATTAGCTTCAACGATTAATCTTTGATAGAAGTCGCGGTTACGTTCTACAATCCAACGGCCGTCTGCAGAAGCAGGACTCCATACGGAGAATCCTTTATCACGTCCTGCATTAAGAGCAACTTGAATCATTCTCATAAGCATTTCACGGTCGATTTCGGCCTGAATTTCATATGACATAGCATTTGTTAATTCAGTATCGATATCGATACCATTCATGTTCTTAAGATCTTGTTCAAGTTCAACTGACCAACGAGCGCCTAAGCGTCTTGTACCAGCTTCAACAGCAGTCTTTTCAAAAGAAACTTCCATTGTAGGTATATTACCTGTAATTTCGAAGTTTTGAAGAAGAGCTGCTACACCGTCATCACCTTCTGCGAAGGCGAAGTCGTCATTACCAGATAGGTAAGTAGCTGATGCACCAGTATAAGAAGTCTTAAGTTCTTGGAACCCAACTTCCTTATCTTTAGCTTGTGCAAATGCCTCTGTTTGACCAGTTGGAGTATTACCTGCGCCTGTCTTACCGTCGATACCAGTACCAAGTGTTTCACCTGTGTAACGATAACGAAGAGCAAAAGCAAGTCCTACTGGACCAGCCATTGGTTGAACACCAACGATTTCATTTGTAATTAACTCGGGAAAAGTACGACGAATCATTGGGATAAGAATCTTTGGAAGACGGAAGTCGCCTGTAGCATAACTGTCATCACCTGGTGTACCACCAACTAAGCTAGCTGCTCCAATTGAAGCAGCAGCACCTAGGGCACCATCGTTACCGGAAGTATTACCGGGACGGCCAGAGCCGCCAGAGCCAGGGACGTAGTTAGGTCCAGCTTCATTCAAACACCATGACTCTTGGTTTTCCAAAAGCATAGCAGTATTTAAACGAGTGTGACTATCTTCGATAGCAGCAACACTTTTAGAAGTGTAGTCCAATACTGGAGCCCACTTTTCAAGTAGTTGCGACGCACGATTCTCATCGATATAAGCCTGTGTAGGTCTTATTGAATTCATAGTTTATTTTTCCTTTATTATCGACCCCAAGGGTTATACAACCCAGGAAACTCAGGAATTCCTATACATTAGGTAATTCTAGTACTTAGATAACTCATCTAGATAAGGTGATGGTACGCTTTCATTAACAACTTCTTGTTTATCTTCGTATACAACCCTATCTACATCTTCTCTAGTACTTAAAGCTTCTTCTTTCAATGTCTCGAGTCTGTCGCTTTCTTTTTTCTTGAATAGCTTTAATGTATAATCAAAGTTTTCGTTAATAAACTCTTCGTTCTTACCCTTCATAACTTTGTTTACATATTGCTTTGTTCTTTTATCAAGACCTGCAGTTTTTTGTTCGAGAACTAATCCAGCCTTTACTGAATCTAATTCTTCTTTTAAAACTGTATTTTCATTTGCAACAGACTCAAGCTTCTTTGAAGCTTCATTAATTTGATTACGACCGTCAATAACGGCTTCTTTAATGCTTTCTTTTTCTAAAGCACTATCAACTGCTAGATGGCTTCTTAAGCCTTCTAAAATTTTCTTAGCCTTAGTGTTCTTTACTGCTTCTTTAACACTTTCAGCTGGAATTTTTTCTTCTAAATAAACATCTAAATAATCAGAAATGCTTTCAATTAATTGATCTTGAAATCCTTCAGCTTCTCCTCCTAAAGCACTTTCATACTTTTCAATAACAAGCTTTAATTTATTAGATCTATCAGTATCAATAGCTTCTACAACTCTCTTTAACTTTAAAGAATGATCTTCATCTATTTTTTGTACAAGCTCATTAAGCTTTTCTGTGTAAAGTTCATCTTGCTCATTAAGAGCCTTTTCAACGTGTATTTCTACTCTATCATTAATCTTTTGTTCAAAGACGTTTTCGATTTCAGATAGCACTTCTTCGTTAAGTGCACCGTTAGTTGCTTCAGATAATATTTGTTTAATGTCCATAATTAGAATATATTTATATTATTATTTAATATCTTTTGTTCCATTTTCTTGTTTATAACGTTAGATAAATCGGAACTTGCTTTTTTATAGTTACGACTCATAACATTACCTATGAATTTTTTAATGTTTAATTTTATTTCTTTCATATTATAAACTCTTTAAAAATTTAATGATGTTGTCTTTTAAAAATTGATCCTTATTTTTTAATGGCATTTTTGAAATATTATTTTGAAAATTATCATATGTTTCTTCAAACTGCCCATATTTATTTACTACGTATTGTTTACTTTCCAAGATACCATTAACAAAAGCTTTTGGAAAAGATGGATCAGCTACACAGTCAATAGCAACTAATTTAAAATCTTTAACCCTATTAACACCGTCTGAACCAGACTCAGGAATTAGTTGACCTAAAGCTCTTGAACTCATACCAACTCTTACACCATCATTAATAAGACTTCTAACAATTAAACCTGTTGGAGTTGATAAAACTTTACTTTTACCATAGAATACATTACCATCTTGATTCATTTCAGTAACTAAATGACAAGCTCTTTCAAGATCAACATCAGCCGTTGTAGGGTGATTTAACTCCCCCATTGCTCTACCTGTCTTAACCATTGAATCTTCATAACGTTTAGTTTCGCGAACCATTTCATCTAATGGATATATTCTTTTATTACGATTAACTCCTTCGGCCATCATATATGGACCTTTAATAAAGAAATTTTGTTTATCTTTAGAATTACCTTCTTCAACGATATACTCAAATTCCTCTTTAGGAGCAGGTGTTTCCACTATAAGATTTAAACTCATATTAATATTTATACTAAAATATATTTTTTTACACTATATGTTAAGTTCTTTCTCTGTAAGGATTAAAAATTTATACCCTTTCTTTTTAGCCCACTCATTTGCAGCTTTCCATTTAGCAGTATTTTGAACATACATTTTTTGTTCATATAAAATAGTTTTTTTCTTTTTAAATTTTGTCTTTATAGGTCTTTTAGTTTGTTTACTTGGTTTTATTTCAATAATAAATTTATTTTTATTACCATTTTTATCTTTAAAAACAATAAAATTATCAACAAAATATCTATGAACTCTTGCATCTAATGGATTTAAATATGGTATAATGATATTTTCACTACCCCAAGCTAAAATATTTTCATTTAAATCTGCCCATCTAAAAAATTTTAATTCCCAACCTGAACGATAAGTTGGATTACCTTTACCAATATATTTTTGGGAATTAATGGGTTTAAAAATACCTTGTCTAAATCTTTTATCCTTTTTCATTAAAGAAGTTTATAAATATAGTTATGACATTTGAAGAGAAAATCATTAAAAATAGTAAAATAAGACAAAAAAATTTAATGCGACCAGCAAAAATTGCATTTGATAAACCTGACACCGGGGTAACTATTAACAAAAAAGGAGCATACTATTTAATAAAAGACTCAGCAGAAATAACTATTAAGTATTTACCACATTTATCATATACAAGTTATAAAAATCCTATAACTGATCTTAAAGGAAAATTTACTCAATCAGAAATAATAGATTTTGTAGGTAGAGCTAAAGAAGAAAATTTTACTAATCAATTATTAAGTATTATATTAACTGATATAGGGGTAACTGCTCCTATAACTCAAGTTGTTGAAGAAAATAAAACTGAAGAAATTGATTTATCTTTTAACGATGATGAAGATGTATATGGTGATTATGAAACTGAAGAAAGTACTCAAATTGAATCATCATCAGCACCTCAAGAGTCTATTGATATAAAAGATGCAAGTATAGTTATACAAAAACTTATAGAAGTTTTTGAAGCAAAATAATTAACCAACAAAGAATAAAGGAGGGTCTGAATCTCCTTGACCAGGAGCTGCTCCTGTATATAAAGTATTTTCTAATTTTTCTTTTTCAGCTAAACCTTGTGTCATTAAGTCTGTAGAGTTCAATGAACCTCCACCGAATAATTGCACTGCCCCATATTTACCTCTTATATTAGCAACTGACATTTTAGTTAAAGCCAATGCATATTGATATACCCAAAGTTCTTTTAATATATCTCTTATTGGTCTTTCAACGTAGCATGATATAACCCCATAAAATCTTACACTACTGTTATTAGACCCTGGTTGTGGGAACATTCTTAAAATTTGAGTTCTTTCATCAAAAGCATAAGAACGTCTGGTAGCTAATAATTTTTCTCTTGTTTCAAGCCAATTTTTTAAAGTATACCAACTAACTAAATCAAAACCATAATTACCCATAGCATAACTAAAATAAGTTTGCTGAGCTAAAGTTTGTTCAATTGTAAACAAAGTATTAATACCGGTTGTAGAACCTTCCTCAAAATCGGTAACCGATATTACTTTTCTATAATCCATAACATCATAATCAAAACTATTAATTAATTGATTAGTTTCATCAACAATTGAACCTTTTCTAGTAATATTATTTTTAACTTGAGGTATAAATAAATCAGTTATAGAAGAGACTTCACTAATAATTTCATTATAAAAATCTTCAGCAAAAATATCATTAGCAGATATACCATTTTCTAATGTTGATGATAGACTTGAAATTGAACTGAAATATGATCCGTGTATAGATGAAGTAGCAGCAAAAACAGTCTCTTTAGTATTAATTGATTTAGTAAAATCTTTATTAGGTGTATTTAAATCTCTTTGTTCTTTAAAAGTATCACTATTCTGCAAAGTAAATAAATCATCTATTTTTATACCATAATCTTTTTTATATAAATTACTGTCAAATATAAGATATTCTTTTGTATAACCAGCAAATTTACTAAAAAATTCTACAGCAATACTAATATTTTCATATAATTGATCTCTATGTATTTCGACATTGATAAACGGGTAACCTAAAGTCCTAAGTATTCTATCACTTAGTCTATTAAAATTATCTATCCTAGAATTAAGATTGGTACTTTGAAAACCCGATATAGGAGCTATTTCACACTTAGACATACAATTATTTAATAGAATAAGTTAATGGTTATATTAAATAATAATATGCCATTTGTTAACAAAAATATATCATTTACATTTAATATGGAAATTGACACTACTTTAAGAAAGTTATCAGGCTTTACAGCTAGTGAAGTTTTAATTTCTAACAAATCCGGACGAGATCTATTTATATACGATAATGATAATTTTGCTGATGATCGACGTTTTTTAATTAAGACTAGTGAAAGTATGGTTCTAAGAGGTATTACAAACACAAATGAAGTAAGTGCTAAGGTTGATTCATTACCGCTTTCAGGAAATGTTTATTTTAGATCAGCTTATTTCAGTAATTTTAATCAATTCTAATGATTCCATCTTTACCTAATATTAATAAACAATCATTTGAAACCCCGGGTGCTGAAGACAGTGGTGGTAATAGATACTTCTCAATGGATGAGATTATAACTGAGTGTGTTATGTTTAATAATGGTAAAGCATTATTTAGACCAAAATCAGACGAAAGAACAGCTTATGGTGCAGAAGAAAATAAATCTTACGTAAAACATAAAGATGGACATTTAGTTGAACTTAAGATTCATCGTACAATTTCAGGTCATAGAAAAGCTTATATTAAACCAACTACTCTAACTGATATTGGTCATAAAAGTTTTAGAAGTACAAGTGCTAGTTTTCAGGCCGATACAAAAGATAAAAGAATACAACTTTACGTTTTACCATCAATAAACGGAGTAGAAAGAAATAGAAAAATTACTGAAAATATGGATTTAGCTGCTGGTCATAGGTACAAATTATTAGCTGTACGAATTAAAGATGGTCAAATTTTTGATTATTGGAAAGGCAACAAAGGTATGAATTTACATATAAACGCCCCAGGAGATTATGGTTACCCTATTATTGACGTTTTAAAAAATGTTCACCCTCTTCCTGCTGAAGATGGATATTATGTTTTTGTCTTTTCATTTGGTTATATAACAGGTGAAGGAACAATCGACGATACTGCATATCATTGTTTTTTTGCTAAAGTAGCTTAAATATTTTTTTGATCTTTGATAATATAGGCCCATATCGGGTGAATTCAGGGAAACTCCAGAACGGACAATCCTGAGCCAAGCTTTAGTAGGAATACTTTAGAAGGTGCAACGACTAGATAACGAGTCCAGACCGGACAGTAATTTTATCCACGAGCGCCCGACATCATTATATGGTGAAGATATAGTCTGATCTATCTAGGAATAGATAGTAAGCATTTTAAAATATGCTTTATAACTTTTACGCAGCGAGAGCGGGGTCAGTTATGCGTATTATTAAATATTATTTTGTTCTTTAAAATTTCAATGCCCGTACTGGATGAATTCAGTAGAACTCTCTAAGAGACAATACTGAGCCAAGCCGCAGAGGGTTTAAGTTCTGCGGAAGGTGCAACGACTAGGTAGTGAGTCCCAACAATAATCTACCCACGAGCGTCCAGCATCCGAAAGGATGAAGATATAGTCTGAACTGTATAGTGATATACAGAAGTATAAATTAAAAAAAATGCGATAACAATTTTGGTGGCCTCTTATTCTGGCCGTGGGTAACTAAACAGCTGGATCAGCTTCAGGTGCAGGCTCAGCTTCAGGCACTGGCTCAGGCGTTCCAACCTCTGCTGGTCCTCCTCCAAAGTCAGGTGGTGTTTCAGGACTTATACCACCGACCCCAGCGTCAGGTAAACCCCCTGCAACATCTCCTTCACCTGCAGGTTGCATTTCATCTCTCCAATTAGGACCAGCTGATCCTATCTGAGATAACTCCCATTGCAATTCAGCATCCTTACGTAAGAATTCTCTATTAGCCTTTACATCCACATCATTCCAACCAAGGTAACGTTTTTGTGCATAAGTTGCTGCTACAAATTCATTATTCGCTAATGAATTAAAGTTTGAAGCTTTAAGTTCTAATTTCTGACTTTCTCTTAATTCATAAAAATTAGTTGGTACATTAAATTCTAAATGTAAATTAGGAACTTTAAGTTCATACTCTTCAAAGAGACCTTTAAGTTTTAGATGGGTTATAAAACCATTTTTTAAACCACCAGCAAATTGTTGTTGTAAACGAATAACAAATTTTGCAAATTTTAATTCTTCTCTTAAAATATTTTCTCCATCAGCAAATTGACTTTCAGGGTTTAATCTATTAAGAGGTACTTTTAATGCTTTATATAGTTTATTAACAAAATACATTAAGTCAGCTAACTCACCTAAGTTAGCACCACCTTGTAACTGAGTAACTGATGTGCCTTCTGACCCAGCTCTCTTAGCAAACCAGAAAGAGTCAAGCATACTTTGAGGATTTAATTTTTGTACTTGACCAGATTGATTAACATCAAATGTCTTTTTACTCCAATACTCTTGAATTAATTTTCTTAAATATGCTTCAGCTTTAGGTGGAGCCATATTACCAACATCAACATTAAAAACTAGACGTTCAGGTGCACGGACTAGTCTATATATTACTATAGCATCTTCTACTAACGATAGCTGACGATATGCTCTTCTAGCATTTTCAATAAAAGGTAATCTAAATGTTTTATCTTGATTCCATATACCTGAATTAATATATGAAACTTGATTATCATCCATTGGAATAAAATCAAACTTTTCTATCTTTTCAGGTTTATTAGGATCGAATATTGGCTTACGTAAAATATAACCTTTAATGATCATATTTTGTATATTATCATAAATCGGATCTATAAGATCACTAGGTAATAAAACTGCACCTAATATACCATCATCAGTATAACCTTGATGAATAATATGTTCGAAATATATTTCACCTTCAATTAAAAGTTGTCTAAAATATTCAAAACCTTTCTTTTCTAAATTAAAATAATCAATATACTTTTCAAATTCGTCTTTAATTTTTTGTTGTTTTTCTTCATCAATATCAGTATTTCTGAAGGTTAAATTAACTATATCACCGTCTTCATTTTTATTAACACATTCATCACAAATTTCATCTAACGCATCACTAATTTCAGAAAATGCTGCCATAATGCGATAATCTCTCATTCTACCGCTTTTATTTTCTTCTACATTAGCATAAACTAAAGCATTATAATTACCATCAACACTTACTTGACCGGCGCCTGTATTATTAAAATCATTGCTATAAAAGATAGAGTTCTTAGCTAAAGCTTCAACTCTTCTCATACCAGTTTCTTCAAAAGTATTATATTTCGGATTTAAATCTCCTAAAACTTTATTAAAGTCAACAGACTGATAAGGTAATTTATTTACTAAATTTTTTAAAAAACCAGATTGAGGTCTACTATTATTTTGGTCGGCCATTATTATTATTTAATACTACTACTATTGCTATACAATATCTCTTTTATTTAATTATTCAATATCCAGGGTAACCATTATCTCTAAACGCATTGTAAATACGGTATTCATCATCAGCACTTGCCCATAAAGCACCGCCAGCTGCTGAGCCAGGCCCTCCACCTGTGGCATCACCGGGTTTATACCAACCATAAAATTGGAAAATATACGAATAACAACCTGCAGATAAACCTGATGTAACACTAGAATTTATCAATAAAGTCTTTAAATCTAAATTATTAGGTGTTGTAGTACCTGCTTGAATAGAATCAATAATATTACCTGCACTATCAACTTCTATAATAATACCTCTTAAACATGCATGTGTACGCTCAGCAGTTAAATAGCCTGCAGGTTCAGTTACAGGACCTGATGAATTTAATTTCCACCCAGTTGTTGGTGGGGTGGAACTACCAGCTACAAATTTTATACTATTACTAATGTTCCAAGGAGGGGCGTTAAATAAATGACTATTATTAAAACTTTGCGAAGTTAAGCAATGATTTAGTGAGGAGCTAGAACCAGAAACGTTTACTGTTCTTGTGTTTGTACCTGTATTACCAGATGAATCAGTTGCTGAATATGTAACTACGTAAGTTCCTACTGCATTTGCATTTACTGTATCACCTCCTATTGTTACAGGTAACACCCCATCACAAGCATCATTAGCTGTTGCAGATAATTCTGTATAAGTGCTACTCAAAGTAACTGTAACGGGGCTTGAACCATTTAAAGTAACTACTGGTGGGATCGTATCTAATACATTTACAGTTCTTGAATTAGTACCAGTGTTACCTGAAGAGTCAGTTGCTGAATATGTTACTACATATGTTCCCTTTGTACCTGTATCAACTGTATCACCTCCAATTGTTACGGGTACTGTACCATCGCACCCATCATTAGCTATTGCAGATAATTCAGTATAAGTGGAACCACATTCAGCAGATACTGGAGTCGTACCATTTAATGTTACTACCGGTGCAGTTGTATCAACTACAACCACCGTTCTAGTATTAGTACCTACATTACCTGAATGGTCAGTAGCAGAGTATGTAACTGTATATGTTCCTTTCATACTATTATCTACCGTATCGCCTCCTATTGTTACAGGTAACACCCCATCGCAGGCGTCTAAAGCTGTTGCAGATAATTCTGTATATATAGAATCACATTCAGTGGATAAGGGGCTCGTTCCATTTAAAGTTACTACTGGGGCAATAGTATCTAATACATTTACTGTCCTATTTTCAGTAACAGTATTGCCATCTGAATCAGTTGCTGAATATGTAACTACATATGTTCCTTTTATACTTGTATCAACTGTATCACCGCCGATTGTTACCGGTAATGATCCGTCTTCATTATCAAATGCTGTTGCAGATAGTTCTTCATATGTACTACCGCATTCAGCAGATACTGAAGAAGTACCATTTAAAGTAATCTCCGGCGGGGTACCGGAAACTATTACTGTTCTTGTATTAGTACCAGTATTGCCTGAAGAGTCAGTAGCTGAGTATGTAACAACATAAGTACTACTTAAACTAGTGTTAACAGTATCGCCTCCAATAGTTACTGGTAATACTCCATCGCAGGCATCATTAGCTGTTGCAGATAATTCGATATATGTACTACTTAAACCAACTGTAACAGGACTTGAACCATTTAAAGTCACTACAGGAGCAGTAGTATCTTCTACTACAACTGTTCTTGTATTTGTACCTGTATTACCAGATGAATCAGTTGCAGAGTATAAAATCGTATATGAACCAGGTGAATGTATATTAACTGTATCACCACCGATAGTTACTGGTAATACTCCATCGCAGGCATCATTAGCTGCAGCATTTAATTCATTATAGGTGTCGCCACATTCAATAGTTATAGTACTAGCACCACTTAAAGTTACAACTGGTGCAGTAGTATCGACAACTGTAACAGTTCTAGTAGTAGAACCTACATTACCAGATGAATCTGTTGCTAAATATTGTACTATGTAAGTGCCGGGTGAATGATTATTAACAGTATCACCAGCAATCGTTACTGGTAATGACCCATCAATATTATCAGTTGAAGTTGCGCATAATTCAGTATATGTAGTACCACATTCAATACTAATAGTATTTGAACCATTTATAGTAACTACTGGAGCTGTAACATCTACTATATTTACAGTCCTAAAATTAGTACCTATATTACCTGCAGCATCTGCTGCTGAATAAAGAATGGTATATGTACTATTTAATATACTGGTATCAACTGTATCACCATATATATCTACAGGTAATATACCATCAGGGCAATCTTCTATAGCAGTTGCACCTAGTTCAATATATGTACCACTTACAGGAATATTAATTACTTTATGACCATTTAAATTAATTACTGGAGCAAAATCTCCTATATCAATAAAAGTACTTATACCTCTACCACATCTACCGCATAAAGGGTCCATAAATGATAAAAATGAAGAATCATATCCAATTATATTAAGCGGTATAAATGTACACCTACCACTTTCTATTACAGGTGAATTAAAAATTAATAAATTATCATTTAAAATTGTAAACGGTATAGGTTGACCTGATACCGGCTCTTGTAAATCAAAATTAGAAAAAGTAGTTAGACTTGTATAAGCTGATTCATTATTGCAGCTAAATAAAACTGTATCAGTATTACTAAATCCTTCACCTGCTAAAATTATATTACCAGAACTAAAAGGACATAAAGTTAAATTTTCTTGTAATAAAACATTATTATAAAAAATATCAGTTATAAAAGGTGAACCTTTAACTCTACGCGATTCAATTTTTTGTTCTAAAAGAGTAGATGGTGCATGGGTATAAGTATTACCTGATAATGATTCAAAATTATCATAATATTCTAATTCTGTTTCATTATGAAAATTTGTATCAATATAAAATATATTACCTGATGGGTTATCAGTATCTTTAAATAACCAACCTTTAATAGTAAATGAAGTATCAGCAGTTACTCTAGCCTTTTGATTAGAAGCTAAGTCTGTTGGATATTGCATACTAACATCACCGGTCCATAATACTTCACTTCTTATTTCTTGTTCAACACTTAAGTTAAATTTTTCTGGCACTTTCCAAGATATAATTACATATGGGTTACAAAAAGGTACAAAGTTACTTAGAATTTGATCCATATCAGTCTGATATCTAGTTAAGACTGAAACTGATAATGAAATATTAATTGGTACAGGAGATTTAATATGTCTAGATACTGAATCATCTCCTATTTTACCTTGATAATAAAATCCATCTAACTTATTAAAAACTCTACTTGTATCTCGAGATATATTTTTTACACTAACTGAAACAACTGGTAATGTTAAAGTTTTATTTTCATTAATTAAATCGTATAATACCCTTTGTTTAGGAGCATACACATATCTAACTTGAATTTTATCCTTTTCTTCTCTATGTTTATTAAATCGACCTATAACTATATCATCAAACGCAGCAACAAACTGCGTTAACATATCTTTAATTTCAAAATAAAATGGTCTAGCCCTCACTTAATTATTTATCCCAAGGAAACACTAACCAGCGTGAAGTATGCAAAATATTACCAGAAATAGTATTTTTAAAAAATTCTGTTCCTTCTCTTTGAACTAAGCTAACGTATAATACATTAGTATCATCTATACCATATTCTGAAAGTAGAATAGATTTAACTGCAGTAAAAGTTCGTCCGCTATCATTAATATCATCTACTATTAATATTTTTGAATCTTTACTTAGATTATTTGGTTTTTGATATACTAACGTTTCTTTATATTTTCCTTGATCTTCTCTTGTACTGATACCTAAATTATACAAACTAAGTATTCCTAATTTATAACTTAAAGTAGTTGCAGGTATTAAACCCCCTCTACCTAAAGCAACAATAGTATCATATTTAGTAGATTTTCTTTTTAGTTCATCACTTAAACAGTCTC